CATCTTTATGGTTTAGCGGACAGTAATAATTTTAATTGGTTTTTGAAGTCGTTGACTCCCTTATACCAATTATCAGGTATTGACTTGAAGAAGTCATAGCCTATACCCGAACTGTCCGTGAGGTCTACGCTTGTGCCGTCGGCGAAGAAGTTGTAATCATCGTTGCCGAGTTTCACACAGTGCATTACTCCGTTCACATAATTGCCGCGACAAGGCTTGCTCAACTTCTCCAGTGCGGCGAAGTGTCCACTCGTCACATATTTGTTGCCGAAAATATAACCTGTCTTGTTGTCGAGGTTGCTTATGTTTTCGCATTCGTTTTCAAGGTCTGAATACATCACCATTGAATACTGCGAGTTGTGAAGCGTGAGCTGTGGGAAGTATGTAGCAAAGCTGTTGATGCTTTCTTCCTCTATCAAGTCTTCCATTATCCAGCGTCCTGTAAGACCTGAACAGCGGCCTGTCTCCTCGTAGGCCGCGCCTGTGGAGTCAAGACCTATCGCTCCGCTGCGTTGCAATGCGGCGAGGATTGAGGACGGCGCAGTAATGTTCACGTTAGGAAGTCGGATATATCGGATATTCGATGAGGTAACAAGTCCGTTGATGAGCGACATAGGGTCTATGTTCGGACAGTTATCGAGCATCAGACGACCCACATTGTTCATGCTTGCGATTGTCAGACCGCCGGGATATGTGAGCCTCGGCAGGTTCACAAGTTCCAGTTTGGTTACTGATGCAGGCAGTTTCAGCGTTTCGATAGGCGATGTCTGCGCGAGGTCGCAGTTGGTAAGCGGTGTGTTGCTTGCGTTGATTGACTCAATGCGCGGACAGCCCTTTGCATCAATGCCGGTAGCCGTGGTGTTGCTCACGTCAAAGATACGCAGGAACGGCATATCTCCCAGTGTCAGGTTGCCGAGAGGATTGAAGCCGTTGAGCGCGGTGTTCTCGGTGTGCTTGTCACCGCCCAGTATGATTTCTTCGGCAAGCTGCAGTTTGCTCAAATCGTCAAAGTGGAACGCGAGGGACATTTCCGAAAGGTCAATCTTGCTCATGCGCCCAGTCTGATAGATGTAGATCAATGCGCCTGCGTCATGCGCGAATGTGGTGAAAGCGTGGCTTTCTCCTGCTTCCAAAAAGACGGATTCCGACAACTGACCGCTTGCATCATTGCCGATGCCGAAGTAGCCGGGAGCGGCTGCGGTGATGTAGATTTTTGAATCGGCTTTGATTGCCGACACACGTCCGCTTAAAGGATTGGTGAAGAAGTCACCAGTCTGATAGTAGCCATCGCGGATTGCCCAACGCTGTTCGATGAATCGTGGCAGTGTTGTCAGTCCCAGGCCGTGAAGCGCGTAGAAGTACGGCAGGTTGGCAATGCCTGTGTGGTCGATGTACTTACGCTCTCCATCATACGAGGATATGACTTTAGGCCAGAACAGCAACCGCTTCTCGACAAAGAAATACAATGCTCCGTCAGGCGAGAACGGAACCATTGTCTTGCCGTCAATCTGCGCTGTCTGATTACGCATTCGGTTTACGACACTTTTCAGCGATATGGTTGTAACGCCGAGGTCGTTGCTGTTCCAGCATTCCTGCTGACGGTCCATGTTGTTGAAGAGTACCGAGCCATAGCCCATATAGGGGTTGGTGTAGCCGGTGGCTTCATCGGTCATCTTGTTGGGGTTAATCTCCGCATCTATGTCGCGGCCGCCGTCATTATCCGCGCCGTTGCAGGTATCGCAGTCATATACTTTGTTGAGGTACATTCGTGTCGACTCCATGTTGCGGTAGCCGGAATATACGCCGTTCTCCACCGAACAGCCGTCCTCCAAGAAGAACATCGGTTGCATATTCTTGGCTCGTTGGTCTACGGCCGCGAGGTAGTCGGTAAAGGCGGTGTATGCCATCGCGCCTTCAAGCGACATGTAGCGATAGGCATTTTCGCGCCATATTTTCTCCCACCCGGTTACTCTTGAGTAGTCGCAGGAGTTGAAGAAACGCAACATGTTGAAGAGATCGTATGGAACTTTCTTGCCGAGTGCCAAATCCTCTTGGAGTTGGTCATCGTCAATCATGCACTCAAAGTAGTATGTCCATGCAGGATATTCCGTTGCGGCAAGTCCGAGTTTGCGAACCCACGAGGACATCTGCGTTGACGGCTTCATCATATCCTCGACTGTGGCCACTCCCTGCCACCAGTCCATGCCTGCGTATTGTAGGAGTTCGTATCCGCTGACGGGGTTAAGTACATCGCCGGTTACAACCCACCTGCCGTTGACTTGCTTCATAGAGCCTGTCGAGCGTGTCCATGCTCCGTTCATGTAGCGGTAGATTGCATAATCACGTCCGCAATATTGCGAGATTAGGTAAACGTTCTTTCGCGCGGCCTCGGTATTGTTTTCGGGGTCTGCCATGAATCGAGCCTCGGTCTGCGCAAGAGTTTCTTCGGGAGTACCGAAATATTCCAAAAAGTCGCCGTAGTTCAGACAGCCTTTGTTGTAGCCGGGGGTATCCTTGAAGCCGAGGGCAACCTGTTCGCCCTTATCTTCTTTCCAGTTGCCCTTGGCATGAAACCATGCGTCCTGCAATGTGTCGGTGGTGGCGCGGAAGCAGGCTATCGGGTGGTTCTTGGTTGAGTGGTCCATCTCCAGTCCTGTCAGCACATCACCGACTCCGAGGTCTTGCGTTCCGTCATAGGCTCTCTGTGCAGGGGTCATGTACGATGAGCCGAGAGCGCGGAATGTGGCGTTCATGAGGTCGCATACTCCGCAGTCGTTGGCGTTACTGCTGTCCGAATAGTCAACCTTGACAGTTACCACATCTACGAACATACCGGTTTCCGACACATAGACCTTGTTGTGCTTCGCCGCCAGTATCGCTTTGCGTCCGAGTTCCGTGCTGTCATCGGGATTAAGCAGGGTCACGGTGGCTTTAAGACCGGTGGTCTTATTCTTCTTGTTGAAGTTGAAGCGGTCGTTCTTAATCGGTCGCTGTGCGGATGTAGTTCCCTGCCTGCGCCAAAGCGTGTTCACGGCCTTGAAATTGCATTCGGGGTGCTGTGGGTTGAAGTAGTAAAGTGTGCAGGCGAACTGGTCACTGGTTGATGTGCCGCCGTTCAGTGCATAGTCGAAATTATTGAATGTTGTCTGGTCGGCGACAATCACATAGTACGGCATACCCATTGCGGCCATGAGCGACATTGAGGGCTTCCCGGTGGTGTCCAGTACGTTCTCTTTGTCATACTCCGCTATCATGGCGCGGACATCGCTCAACTTGCAGAGGTAGTTGCGGAACGCCTGCAACCATTCCATGTAGGAGTTGTATGCCATGAAGTAGTTGAGGTTGAAATCGCCGTTCTCCGAATTGAACGTGATTGTCTTGTTCTGACGCAGTGCGCTCGTTCCCGGCTGATAGCCTATGGCGGCGCACTCTTCGCCGTTGACGTAAAGTTTGACAAAGGAGTAGTTCGTTCCGCTCGATGCGTCCGAGGCTTTGTATGTGACATATTTGCTACCCGGCTCCACAACCACGGCCACGGTTATCTTCTCTCCGCATTTGAAGCCTACGCGCTGTCGCCTCGGCGTGCCGTTAAGCACCGTCAGCACAATCTCATTGCCACGGATATAGAAGCCGACACCTGCCGCCGGGTCATAGCACTCGCAGAGCATGGCGTTTCTATCCTTGATACTCTTGGTGGAGAATGCTAACTGGATGGCGGCTCCGCTCGTTTCAAGGGAAGAGGACGAGAACGGCGCATAGGGAATCTCCGCTTTGACATTCTCCGCGATGCGCAGGACGTTCTCGCCGAGGACGGACACAAAGCCGTTGGAGTTCCAGTTGCTGCCGATGACCTGCATCGTGTAGTCGTTGTCCTTGATGGTGTGGTCGCTCTCGCTGTTGTTGCGCGTGGAGAAATCGTAGGCGAAGAGTGCGCCCTCTTTGATTTCAGCGTCAATGGCAGAACCCTCGACCGTCAGTGTGATTGTAGAGGACTTGGATGTTCCGCTCTTGGCGAACACGTCAAAACTCTTGCTTCCGTCCGAGGCATAGCCTTGTATCTGCTTGGTGACGTTGAGCGTCTGACTGGCTTCGCAGTTGGCTGTGGTTGCGATGTGTCCGTCAATCACGACCTCTACGGCAGTTCGTGTTTTGCCCGGAGTGTAGGCGGCCACGTCAAGCGCGATGGAATCATACAGACGTACCTTGCCGCCGTTGCGGTCATCGTAGCGCATGACTACAATCGGCGTGCTGTTGCTTGCGTCAACGCACATCACGGCGGTATAGATGGTGTTGCCAGTCACACCCGAAGCGAGGTCTTTGCCCTGTATGCGCAGGGGGTAAGAGCCGTGCGTCAGTTTTTCGGAATTTCCGAAAACGTTGTTCGGGCCGATGCTGATGTTGTGGCTGTACTGGTCTGTGACCGTAGCAGTGCCGAGGGTGCGCCATGCGCCGTTGTAGAACATCTCGGTTGTCACCAGTATGCCCTGCTTGGTGCTGACGTTGTTCTCAAACTTATACATCGGCAGGCTCTTCTCCCTGCCCCCGACTTCAAGAGCGGTGGCGGCTGAATAGTTGAGGGCCTGCACGCAGGTACACGTCACGTCCACGGCGGTAACGCTGATTACGCGCGTGCGCTCGTTGCCGTCTGCGTCAGTGGCTTTGATTTTGTAGTCCTTGCTCGATGCGGCCGTGATGAAGCCGGTAAAGTCGAAACTAAACTTTAGGTCATTGGCCGAGGTTGAGGACGGCTGATTGACTACCTCGCTCCACAACTCTATGTCGGTTGTGGGGTCGATGATGCTGAGTGAGCGGATTGTCCCCAGCACTTCGTCCTCGCCGTCATAGGTTACGCTCTTGATGGCGGCTGACAGCATGATTTTACTTCCAAACGCTCCCCACACGGCAGATTCGCAGTAGATGGTGAGTGTGCTTCCGCTCTGACCGCCTCCGTTGCTCTTCGGTATCTTCACGGAATCACCGAGGGGATTGCCTGCCTTGCTTACGGCCTGAATGATGTAGTCCGAGGGGTCGGGTTCTATCTGCAAGCCGCCGAATGAGCGTTGCTCCATATCGTAAGCACCGCCAGTAGAGAGGGCTTTCGTGCCGTTTATCTCCGGCTCGTTGGCGAGGTCGAAGGACAGACCTCCACCGCCGCCGAAGTCGGGCCATAGGTCATCGCCGTTGGTAGCGGATATGTCGGTTATCTGACCGACAAACTGCTTGGTTTCCCATACATGGGGTGTCTTGGAGGAATCACGGCGGTATGTGATGATAAGGCCTGCCTTGAGATAGTTGACCCCGGTGGTGTCACGCAGGTCTATGAGGGCTTGAATGGCAAGCGACATGGTATAATCTTTGTCTTCGCATACCTCATTCACATTCACGATTGCTTCCGCGCCTGCGCTCATGCCTGCGAGATCGAGCCAGTTTTCGCTGTTCAGCACGTCCTCGCTTTCAAGCGATGTGCCTACATACTGGTAAATCTTCCATGAACCGTGAGCCACGGCAAAGGTTATCTGCAAGCCATAGTTGGCTTTGTTCTGTGCTACGACAACGGCAGGCGCGTAATACTTGTCGGTCTTGTCGTTCATGGTATAGAACACCTTGTCGGGGTCGGGCGTGGGAATCTCGGCGGTGAGATTGAACGTATTACCTACCGATGCGCCGCCGACCTTTACGAGGTCTTTGCCGTCATAGCGGTAGAGGTCGTTCTTATAACGGAATATAACATCATCGCGGACTACGCTGAATCCGTGGAACGATGTGTTGTAGTCGCTGAATCCGAATCCAGTCGGCCACTCTCCGCTTGCGGGCCACATATAGCAGGTGCCGCCCTCGTTGGATGCGTTGCGTCTGAACCATACTCCAGTCGCAGGGATATTGTCCTCGTCATAAAAGCCGTCAAAGGGAAGAATGGCTATTGCCCTTGTCCTTGCGACATTGTTTGACAAGTCCGTTGTGATGTTCGTGACATCGCTTTCCAAGAGTGCGCCTGCATCGCCGGGGAAAGCAGTGTTGGCTGTGCGCCCCAGTGCGAGGTCATTGCCGATGATGACGAGCTGCGAACCGCTCCAACGATAGGTCTTGTTATCCGATGTGGAGATATAGACCTTGCCCCCCTCCGGTACTCGGCCGTCAATGGTCGCTTCTCCAAAAGAACTGCCGTCAAGCCAATTGTTGTAGTAGGTGAATGCCGACTGGATGAGGGCAACTTTATCTCCTTGAACATCCCAAAAGTCGCCTACGTTGATTACTGGTGTGGCGGCTCCCTCAATCGTGGCCGCAGACTGATTGAGCAACTTGATAGGTCGGCGTATGTCTATCCAGTCCGCATGTTGCTCATCGGTGATTGTGCGGTTGGATACGGCAAGCAGGAACACGTTGTTGTCGGTGTCATACACCACCATGCAACCTGCATCGGTTGAACTCTTGCTGATTAATGTGGCAAGAGGTGTGACACCCGATACCATTGCATTGAACTCTACCACGTCATCTACATAGCCGGGCAATTGGGCTGACGGCACTTTGCCGCCTGCGTCAAGTCCTGCTATGCCGTTAGGCATACCCTTGCTGTTGGTGATTGACTGGATATTGCCCTCGGCTGTGCTAATGCGCGTTTCGGCATTTGATACGCGATTCTTCAGTCCCGTCACATCGGATGTAAGAGTGTTGACCGAACTGCCGATAGTGTTTATCTGCGTGCGTATCTGTTCAATGCTCTGCGCGTTTGCCGATACATCTTTCGCCAGTTCTTTCAAATCAGCGTCAAGGGCCGCAACGGCATCGTTGTACTGTTGGCTGTCAATGGTCGGGTTGCCTGCGGATTCACCGGTTGCTACCCATGCACCGCCGTCTGCGATGTATAGGGGTGCAGGCAGGGTGTTGCCGACTAATGCCCACCAACCGTCATGCGGTAACGGATATGCCTCACGGAGTTTAGTCACGTCAAGGAAGATACCTTTGTTGGGGCCTTTGATGTTTCGGGCATCAAGCCATCCCTCAACTTTCAGATTCTTCTTGACAGTAGTATTCCCCTGTATGGTCGCGTTACCTCCTGCGGTGACGTGTCTGCCGATAGCCACATCACCCTCAATTTCGGTTGTCTTTATCTGACTCATACTAAAAGTTGTTTGCTAAGTTCTGACATTACTGAGGATAGTTCGCTCTGACCGATTGTGGCAAGCACAAGCGAGGCGGCTTGATAGACCACCGACATATAGCACCGCTCCGGGATTTCGATACCGCCGTCACAATCCACTTTCGGAAGAGGGATATAGACGGCTTGCTCAACGGTCGCGGTCTTGTCCTTGCATGAGAATAATTCCAGCGCACGGCCCTCGGCACGGCTGACAATAGCCACAACTGGTTTCTGCGGATTTCCTCGCAGTCCCTTGTAGCGTGAGAATTGCAGCTGATACTGAGGGTCGGCGGCTGTGATTGGTTCATACACTGGTCGCTCCCAATCACTCATTTTGAAGATTAATAGGCGCATGAAATCTTCGGGCAGGAGTGTCCAACCCGAACCTTTGCTTCGCCAAAAGACGGCATCGCCGAATGGCAGACCGCCGTCAAGCAGGTGCGTGGGTGCTTCGGTCACAACCCTGCGCACAGCCTCGACAATCTTGGAGCGTACAATATCGTTCAGCGACAGGGTGTCAATATCCTCATCGGCTATCAGTTGTTCGCTCGTCTTGTTTTCGTCTATGGCGATACGCACGTCACGCGCAATTTGCAGGATTTTGTACACCATATCGCCGGACGTTTACACGAAGATTATCTCTACGTTGTGGGACTTGCCTGCATTGATGATATCCTCGCGGTTGCGCAGCTTGCTACGGACGTAGCCGAAAGTCTGCTCAAGGTAGTCCTTTGCGTCATCGTTGCAGGAAAACTCCACCTGCGTGAGCGGTGCGGTCGGCGCGGATTCTTCGGGCTGTTCCTCTGATGTCGCGCTGTCCTCGGCGTTGACCTCGGCGGCTTCGGCTTCCTCGGTAGTTTCGGGGACTTTCTCGGCTTCTGCCGTGGGCGTGGGTGTGGGCGCAGGATTGCTCCGCTCTGCGATTGCAGTAGCAGGCTTGGGTCGCTCGATGTGGATTTCTTCATCCAGTTCTATGGTTCGGACAATGCGGATGCGTCCGCGCTTGAACTCGTTGCTGTTCTCTATTGCCTGCTGAATGAGGAAACTACTGGTGGTGTATGTGGCAGGTGTCACGCCGATGGCATTCATACTGCCTCCGGTAAATGTAACCTTGAGGGTATTCTTACCGAAGCGGATGATGCTCTGATATTCCATCATGCCCGACACGCCGTAAGTTATTCTCTTTTTTTTCATTGTTGTGGCATTTATTAAAAGAGGCGGACGGCATTTCTACCAGTCCGCCTCTCTGTTGTTTACTTAGTCTTGATGGGCCTTAGACGCTGATTACATCGCCAACCTCATACTCGCTCCACGTTGTTGTGGTCTTGATCGTCGCGGAAGCACCCTCACCAGTGGTAGTGGTGGTGTTCTTGGCACGCCAAAGCGTACCCTTGACAGCGGTGGCTGCGATACCGGGGCAGTCGCTAAGCAGGTAGTAGATACCGCCGTCAACCGGGGATTCGGGGGCAGTAGAGCCTTCGTAGAACAGATAGTGGGCTGCGTCCTCGTTGACGTTGTCGTTGGCGGTGGTGTCCTCGCCGTTGATCCATAAGTGGCACGAGCCTTTGAGGGCGATTGCATCCCATGTGAGAATGCTCTCGCGTGTTGCCTCTTCGCCATCCACGCGGTCAGACGATGAGTGTTCGGCGGCGAGAACGTAACGCACAAGGCGGTCGGGCGAAAGCAGGAATGCCGAATTGCTCCAGCCGAGGCGGTCAAAGGTCGGCTCACGCTTGAACTCGATGTCGCCGAATACGGTGTGAATGGCGGTAACGGTCCATCCGAACTTGTTGGTCTTGACGTCAATCTTGACCTCCGGGTGCTTCGAGAAGTCGATGCACTGGATGTTCTCAAGGAAGTTCTTGCCGCAGAGGGCCAGGCCACTGCTCGGAACGTCCTCGCCGGTGAAGAACATCTTGGCAAGGGCGATGAACTCTTCGTAAGTCCACTTGCCGATGTGCTGAATCTCTTTCTTCACCTGATAGCGCACGCCCTCGGAGAAGTAGATGTCCTGCACGCCGACTTCGGGTGTGTTCACCTTAATCTTGCCCTTGCGTCCGGCAAGCAGGGAACGATTGGTGTCGCACTTGAACTTGGTGAGTGCGGCCTCGGCGATGATAGCCTTGGTGAATGGGATACGCTTCTTGACGGCATCGAAGTAGTCCGACACGATGCGGTTCATGCCACGCTTCTGCAAGAACACGCGAGTGGGTTGCGGAACGAACAGGTCGGGGTCAACCTTCTTCTGCGTTTCATAGAGCGCATTGCCGAGCAGAATGAGTTTCGTTCCGGCGGGAATTGCAGGTGTGGTGCAATACTCGGCATCGGTGGTTGACTTGGGACCGTTCACGGCGCGACAGATGGGGTTGCCTGTTGTGGGGTCGTGACCGACAACAAACAGCATGAGGTCTTTGCCGGGCGTTGCCTTGCTTCCGTCCTCGGTATAGCCGTCAACACCAACGGCAAGCAACGTGCCGTAGGGGCGCGGAATCTGCTGGTCGTCGCCGTCAAGGGAAACTACGAACTGATTGCTTGTGCCTTTGGCAACGGCGGCGGTTGTGGTCACGCAGGTGCGAGGCTCGTCAATCATGTAGTGGTCAACTTCGGGCGATGTTACCTTGACACGCTTTGCTTTCAGCGCAATCTGCATGAGAGGGGTGTCATCGCCCTTAAACTTGTAGAGTTCTTCGTCAAGGTCGGGCTGCACGAGGTTGCCACCGTCAATGCCGCCGGTTGCCCCTGCGAGATTGCTCACAGTAGCGGCTGCTCCGCTTACCTGCGAACTGACTCCGGCTGAGCCGGGGGTCGGGGTGGGATTTGTACCACCAACATTTACTGTTTCTCCGTCCATGGTTGGAAAAATTTTGAGATTAAAGATTTATTTATTGTCGTTTTCAATGAAATTGCCTTTGCCTATTCCACCAGTCGCGGATGCAAGATTGCTGACGGAAGCGGTCGCGCCTGCAACATGACTGCGGATTCCTGCCGAACCTTTTGTCGGTGTGACCTTATAGCCCTCATCGGGGCAGTGTACCACAACGCCGTCCATGACTACATGGCTTCGTTGGCGAGGTCAAACATAGACTGCTCCTTGCGTGTCGGTGCCGCGCCCTGTCCGTTCTTACCTCCGATTGGTGCTGTGCCGTCACCTTTCTTGCTCTTGCGCAGTTTCTCCACAACCTTGGCGTTGCGGCCTGCTATCTCGCCCTCTTCACCTGCGGCCGCTACATCGGCATCGTAGTTGAGAGCCTTGCAGGCCATGTCAAGAGTTTCGGTGCTGAACTTGCCCATAACGCCGTCACGAACTATGCCGAGGAGGAGTTCAACGAGTTTGTCAATCTGCTCATCGCTCATGCCGCGCTCGGACTGGAACTGACGGAGAGTTTCAAGAGTGGTGTCCATGTTCTTCTCATACTCTTCGTCCAGTTTCTTGGAGTTGGCTACGCGCTCGACATAATCCTTGTTGGCTTCGGCAATCTTGTCCTGCATTTCGGGGTCGTCAAGCACGTCCTTGATTTCCACGCCGAAGTTGCGCACAAGACCGAGAACCGGGTCAGTGCCGTTGTGCATATCGGTGAGGAACTGCGCACTGCGAGGGTCGGCCGCGAACATATCCGACAGAGATTTCTCCCTGCCGCGATACCCCTCTAACTCTGCCTCGTAATTGTCGTAATCATCGGAAATCTGTCCGTAGATTTCCTCATCGTCCTCGAATTTCTTTTCGGGGTATTTCTTGCGCAGCCGTTCAAGGTGTTGGTCGCGCCTGCTCTTAACTTCGTTATTATCAGCCATTATTTTGAAAATCTTATGGTTGGGTCATTATCTATGCGCAAAAATAAGTCTATAAATTCGGGCGCGACTTTTAAGTTTTGTGACGTGAATTAGGTAACTTTGCATAGGAACTACCAATCAACATCGCAATGGAATAAATGGCTAAACATTTCGGCTCTATAATGGATTTCACAAGCCAGCGCAATGATGACCTCATGCGTGCGTATCGTGAGCAACTCGCCTTGGCGAACTACATTATTATGCCCGAAATTTTTGAGAAGGTGGCTGAATCTCCTGCAAGACGCTTTTGGGTTTCCGAAGAGCGGGCCGCCGTGGAGGTGGCGCGTATGTTGGTTGGCAAACCCTTTTCGCGTATGCGTCAGAACAAACGCGAGATGTTTGAAGAAATATTTCGCAGGTACTTGGCTCTCCGCGATTTGCACCCCGATAAATCGCTCTTTGAACTGGTGTCTAAGGTTGTCCATCAGCCTGCGCCGAAATTCTATCTTACACCTCGCACAGTAGGAGAATTCATATACCGCATTAAGAATGGTTGGTATGACAAGCAGTTTGACCGATATAGACAAGATATTGACGGAGAATGACCGCCGTAATGAGGTGATGTATGCTTCGTTCAACCCGATTACTGGAGAGGGTTCTATTGGGGAAAGGGTCAAGGTATCTATCTCCGATTTCGTCATGCCTGTCCAGTGGTTGCCTGCGGAAATGATGTCCATCCCCTTTGTCAGCAAACTGGTTAAGGCAGGCTCTATTGATAGATTTCTTTCGGATGTCCTGCACGTTGAGCCGAACGACACAGACCATGACAAGGTTTCCGAGAAGTTTATACGCCTGCGCTATCGGCACGATTTTCCCTTTTGGGCCGCAACCCTTGTATGGATTCACAACAAGGATGCAGGCTCTGACGTGCTGTTCCGGCTACGCTATCCGCAACGCATACTGGTGTCGCGCTTTGAAGAGAAGCGCAAGGCAGGATTGCCTATCCGTCTTATCCTGCTGAAAGCACGTCAGTGGGGCGGCTCCACTACGACCCAGTTGTATATGGCATGGTTGCAGTTCTTCCACAAGCGAGGACTGAATTCTCTTATCATCGCACATCAAGGCACGGCATCCGATGAAATCAAGGATATGTTCGACACGATGATTAAGGAATACCCGATTGAATTGCTCTACGACATGGGCGCGTCTTACGATAAGAACGCGCCTAAAATGGTCGGTGTCGGTAAGTCCGGCTCAACATCGCGCGTGCCACAGCGCAACTGCAAGATTAAGATTGGTACTGCCGAACGTCCTGACGGTTGCCGTGGCGGTGCTTATTCGCTCGTCCACCTCTCCGAGGTCGGGATATGGAAAAAGACTGACGGCAAATCTCCCGAAGATATTGTGCGCTCTGCCTGCTCGGGTATTCTCTTGCGTCCGCTCACTATGATTGTTATGGAATCTACCGCTAATGGTACTGGTAATTTCTTCCACACCGAATATTCTGCGGCCGTTGACCCTAATACTCCGTCCCAGTTTGAGGCATTGTTTATAGCGTGGTTTCAGATCGAGCAATATTCTCTGCCGTTTGAGAGTGGCGAAGAGTTGCGCGAATTTGCAAAATGGCTCTACGACAACCGAGAGAATGACAATGTTTTGTCATCGCGTGAAGAGTGCGGAAAATATCTTTGGTGGCTGTGGGAAAAGGGTGCGTCACTGGAAGCAATCAACTGGTACATCAAGGAGCGTAGCGGTAAGAACGACCACGGCATAATGGCTTCCGAGTTCCCCTCTGACGATGTTGAGGCTTTCGTTCATTCCGGCACAATGGTATTCGACAAATATCAAGTCGAAGAATTTGAGAACGCCTGCCGTCCTCCGCGCTACATCGGTGATGTGTATGCGGATAGTGACGAGGGCGAAAAGGCTCTTGTGAACCTGCGCTTCCATGAGGACAGGCAGGGCCAGTTCTGCATTTGGGTCAAACCCGAAGATGATGACGAGGTGGAGATAACCGACCGATACCTTACGGTCGTTGACGTGGGCGGTCGCTCTGCAAAAGCCGACTGGTCTGTTATTCTTGTTATCGACCGACTGAATATGATTGAGGGCGGTCGCCCGGCTGTTGTCGCCCAATGGTACGGACATTGCGACATTGACCGCCTCGCGTGGAAAGCTGCGCAGGTGGCAGCTTACTACAATGAATCGCTCCTTGTCATTGAGAGCAACACACTGGAAACACATGACCGCGAAAGGCAGGTTGAGGGTGGCGACCAGTCGCAATATATCCTCAATCAGATTTCAACTATCTATCCCAACCTTTATGCACGCCGTCAGTCCGAGGACGAGATTAGGCAGGGCGTTCCGCGCAAATATGGCTTCCATACCAACATTGCCACAAAGCCGATGATTATATCAACGCTCGTCAAGGTCATACGCGAACACCTCTACACGGAACGCGACAAGCGGTGTCTTGATGAATATCTTACCTATGAGCGTAAGCAGAACGGCGCGTATGGGGCTATCATCGGCAAGCATGATGACTTACTCATGACACGCGCTATCGGTATGCACATCTGCTTCTATGAAATGGATATGCCTCGGATTATCCCCAAACAGCATGGACCGGCGAAAAAAAGAAAAGGCCCCGTTTCCGAGGCCGTTTTCTGATTGGTGTATCTTTTGTTAAAAGATAGGGCTATAATATTTACGATAGAAGAATGCTTCTATCAGTCGCTCCAACTGGAATATTTTGAATCTTGACAAAAGTCCCATTAAGTTTCCCTTAACTCTTTCGTCAGGAAGATACCCAGTTTCTATATCAAGTTCTACTATCTTTTTTGTGATGGGCATAGGCACGCTTCCTTTCCCATTCCCAATATCGAAAGTAAATCTTACAGTTTCCACATAGGTGCAATCTGCATAAGACCGACATCCCAACACTTCGATTCTACGGGGAATCAGAGTGTCGTACTCTTCGGAGTGAGATTCTCCATCAACATATTGTTTCAATATTCTGTTGTTCATGCGCTGAGATTATTTTCTGCAAAGATAATCATTTTTCGCATATTGCGCTGCTTAACACACCAATTTATGCCGCAAGCATACGCTGTGCCTGCTGTGCGGCTTGCATATTCGCGCCCTGCTGTGCCTGCTGTGCCAGTTCGGGCGAAATCCCTTCGGGCATCTGACCCTGCTCCAGTTGTTCGCGTTGGCTCTTGATGCTCTGCAACAGTCCGTCTGCAAATGGGAAGTCGCCGTGTTCAAGCAACTGCTCTACGGAGATTGCCTGCGCTTTCCACAACTCCATCAGCATATCGTTCACGATTGCGCGGTATGCAGGCGTTGACGTACTTTCGACAATTGACAGGTCAAACTCAACGTCACGGATTTTCCGTGGGTCATACTCAACGATTGCCGAGTTCTTGCCTGCGATGTTGAACACTCTCGGAGTATCGTAGTATTGCTGAATGTTCTTGACATCCTTTGTCGCGCCATCTCTGATGAACGAAGAGAACGTATCGAGCAGGTCAAGCAACGAGGTTGTTGCGTTCTGCGCCTGCTGATTGTAGAGGCTTGCCGACATTCCCGAATAGCCGGGCTTGCCCTGCAATGCTCCGTTCACGCCCGATATGTCCTCAAAGAATTTCAGCTGCATATTCAGCAACTCGGTTATGCCTATCTGCGTGCAGTTGTTGGCAACCTGCTGTGGCAGGGCTGTGCCTGCCTTTGGCTGTCGTATCATTATCACGCCGTTGAACCGCGCCCACTCGTCTGCAATATCTTCGATTGTCATTCCTTTGGGCAGGCAGTCCTCCGGGAAGAGAAGCACACCCTTTGCACTCGCACGCATAATCCAGTCGTACATCGTGATGAGGCGGTTGGTGTAACGCTGTTGGTCGATCACGTTGCTGACGAATGAATGAATCTCACCGTCAATAAACGGATACGCCTTGAAAACGTAGGGGTGGCTCTTGTGTTCGTAGGGCGTTTCTCCCTCCTCCAGTATATCGCCGAAAGGAGTGAGTAGATAATAATACCAGTAGGAATCCATGAACCATTCGCACTGAATCAGCGGAACATCACTCTCGTCCATGCCAAGTTCCTGTGCCTCGCGCTTTCGCTCTCGGTTTACACTGCCGACAAATTCCTCATAGTCCTCCAGTTCGATTTTGAACACATCGCCGTTGTTGACATCGTGACAGCGGTAGCGAGGCTTGCTCTCCTTGCGCCACACCTCAATCACACGGCATCGGGTAATGTCGCGTGGAACGAGGAAATCATAGTATCCCTGCAACGGATGACCGAAAGATTCAAATGCCGCGCCCAATACATTCTTGTCACGGGCATCTTTGTATATATCCGCAAGACGTTTGTAGTCTGCCGGATTATGCGCGAACCGTTCACACAATTCTTCAAACGATACGTCATGCACCTCACCGAGGCAGGATACGTCCCAACCTCGGAAGTCGCGCATATTGTTATCTATAAAGAAATTGTTAGGCTGAACATAGTCCGTCCAACAATCCAGTTTATCATTGCGCCAGCCATACCACTTGCGCTGTACCACAAAGCCGGAGATTAAGAACTCTTCCATGCATCGGGCGTTAATCTCGGTCATGCGGTTGAGCTGCATATTGCATTGCAGGACGGTTGACATGGTTTCACCATATTTCTGCTCGTCGCGGTCACGCGCCGTGCAGGTCGGCTCTTTGGCCTGACTACGGTAGACGCCCAGTACAGCCTGCACCAGTCGCCGGATAAGGTTGTTCTTCAGTGCGACATTGCCTTGCGACTTGATGTAGTCCTCTTCCCTCATCATCTTGCCGTCAACGCATATCAAATCATCCCACTGCCTGCCGTAGCTGTAGTTCTTGTTGCGTTCTCGGTCTTGACGGAATGTTTCCATCGCCTGCCAATACTGCTGTGCCTGCCAAAGAACATCATAGGCGCGGTTACGTCCCAGGCCCTTGCTGTGTGCCACGCTGTCCATTTCATTCTTGGGCATCACGCGGCTTGCTTTATGTAATTTCTTCTTTGCCATTGTCGGTTGGTATGTTGTGGACGGTGCAAAGGTAATACCTCGCATCGTCCACAATCATTTAACTATTGTTGCGTGTCACTCAATTCTCTTACCATTTCGCGTTTGAGGGTAAGTATCGCCTGTGCGCAGGAGTCGCGCTGTGCGGCTGTCCTCGCGTTGAGCCACTCATTCGTCAACTCGTCAACATCATGCTTGTATGCTCTGATGATTTCGTAACGGCTGAATTCGGGAGTTGCTTCCAGTTGATCGAGCAACTCATAGTAACGGTCCTCGTCACGGCTCTTTACTTTCTTGATGTCGCTGACGCGGTCTTTGGTCGCCTCAAACTCTTCAAGCCACTGGGTCATGTTCGGACTTGCCTGCGTATCGGTTTCGCGCGTCAGCCTCTCTTTGGCAAGAGTGTTGCTCTTCTTGCGGTACTTGTCCATGATTTTCTCGCGCTGTTCGTTGCCGTAGGCCCAACCGGTCAAAGGTGCGCCACGCCTTACTTTGTATCGGGCATAACGCTCGGCGATTTCGTAAGGGGTCATTTGGCTTGCCTCTTCTCCGGTCGTTCCCAACTCGTCAAAATAGATTTTGTCAAGTTGGCTCTGCGGACAGTTGATAATCCTTGTCATGAGCAGGGCGCACTCGCGTGAGGTCTGTGCATCATCACCGCACACGTCCATGACGGCAACGACAGCGTCAGTCAAAGACTGGGGATTGACACCGACTGCCGACTGCACAAGCAGGTTGATAACATCGTTCATCGCGGAAACCTCGTCAGTGTTCAACTTTGTCCAGATGTTTTCCAAGTCGCTTGCCAACGGCATATCTTTCGATGCAACCCACGGAGTTATCTTTTCGCCTTTTGCCCATGCGTTGAGCGTGTTGCTGTACACATCACCGCCAGTCAGACCCTCAATGCTTCCGAACATGGTGTGCGTGAATACGTCATCCCACATCTTGTCTTTCTCGTCATCGTCATCGCCGAAGATGAGGTATGGCAGGTATGCGCCCAAGTTCCATGCGAGTTGCAGGACGTAGCCGAAGATTCCGACACGCACAAGGTCGCGTATGATACCCCGGCGGTATTCCTGCTTTGCGTTGCGGTCTGCCTTGTCGGGGTCTATGCCGTCACGCCTCATCTGCTTTGCCATGAACTCTTCCGACATCGCCTTATAGTCGGGTGTAAGTCTGCGGCCGAAGTTGCGGATTGAATCATAGAGTTGTCGGGTGTACGACATTGACGAGTTGCGGAACACGGTAAACAGCACGCTCAACCATGAGCGGTCAACCTGCATAGTGGAGAGGAACGCGCCCTCGCTTGACTGCTGGGTCTGATTGAAGAGGATTGTTGCATCCTGCTTCGCTCTTTCCTCTGCAACATCCGGGTCATAGCCCATACGTTTGTACTTGGCGAGTTTGGTCTGATACATGGCGTGTGCGCCGATTGCGACTGTCAGAGCGTCCACAAAGGCATTCGGGGCCATGCCGACACGCGAGGCGAGTTCAGCGACACGGCTACGCCACGTCTTCCAGTCCATTTCGGATTTGAGCAGGCGCGGGTCGCCTGCCATACGGCTGCGCCAACGCTTCTCAAACAGCGGAAGATTCTCCATTGACCAACGCCATGCGCCTATCGGGTTGGCGATATTGGCGGCAAGGTATAATGGATTGCTGTCCGAAGCATAGGCAGGCATCGAAAGGAACTGCTTTAATGCCGTGAATACTCGGAAACTTACCTTTGCGGCTGTAACACCTTTGGCGATATTGACTGCTAATTTGTCAAGAGTTGCAATCGGTGGTCGGTATGCGCCTGCGGCCATACTGCACACGTTGCGGAAATTGTTCCACAGCGTCTTGCCTGCGCCGTACACACTGCTCATGTTCATCACTTGGTTGCGGAAACGCTTGTATGAAAGCAGGGTGTTGAGGTCGCGGTTGAACTCGGCGAAAGCGGCCCAACGCTCCATCTGCTGAAGATGATCGAGAATTACCGAGAACGCATTGGCACCGGTCACGTCAAGGGCGAGATTGTTGCGTCTGCGCTTGATGATACTGCCGGTCGAGGTTGCAGGCAGGGCGGTGTCGGTTGTATCGTCTGCCACGTCCACATCCTCCAGTCTTGCGTTGGCAAGTATCTTCAAGGGAAAGTAGTTTTCGATAGCGGCCATTGACGCGCCGAACATACGCTTGTGAACCTCGTTATACTCGTTGCGCTTGTCAACAAGGAACTCTTCCTGCATCCAGTCTGCGAGCTGCATGAATTTCGGGTCAAGGAAATTCTTGATGTCCTCAATATCTTCCTCGGTGATACCCATACGGCGCAGTTTCATACGACCGTCACTCATCTTGTCAGCCATGTAGATGTAGAGCAGGTTGCCCTGCGTCAGTTCGTGGTCTTTCATCTCACCGCCGTCAAAGAATCTTACGGACGCTTTCGGCAGTTTGCGGTCGATGGTGAAGAGGTCGCCCCACGTCATGTCCTTGCCATAAATCTCGCTGACTTTAGCGTCAAGGACTTTCAGTGCGTCACGATAGCCTGTGTACTCCTTTTCGGTGGCGGTTACCCAGTCGCGCATATAACGGTTCCACAGATAGCCCTCGCCCCGTGAGTTCTTCTTACCGAACATTCGCAACATCTGGTCGAATGTAGCGAGAGGCGAAAGCAGGAATCGGGCAAAACTATTGTTCGCCATTTCCTGCATTCGGTCATCCTTGTGGTGTTCATCGGTCGGTCTGCCTTCCATGTCGGAGTTGGCGTTGTGGTGGATTTCCTCAACGCGCTGTTTCTCGGCTTCGCGCCATGCCTTTGCACGCTCAACGCTCTCACTAAGCACACCGCCGACCTGCTCAACGAGTGAATGGAATGCCTCGGCACGCTCAATCTTATTCTGACGAATAGCGTCCTCGGTGGATTCTACATACTGGCGGTATGCGTCCTCGGTCATCTGACCTGCATCCTTGGCTTCCTTTGCTTCCCTTATGGAGTCGCGCAATGCCTTTTCTTCGGATTTGCTTTCGGTTATGTCCTCAGCAAATTGATGAGCAAGTAGCAAACCGCTATACTCCAACGCTGCTTCATCGGCTACGGCTTGGTCATCGCTGCCCATGCGGTTCAATGCTTCTGCAATACGCTCTTCAATGTCTGCCTTTGGCAGGGATGTTGACTTCCTAACCACCTGCGCTATGCGCTGTCCGTCCGGATCAAGTTCGCCCTGCACCTCGATACCACGTGCATCAACACGGCTACCGCGAATGCTCAACAGCCTGCCGAGGGTGTTAGCACCCATGCGCAGCTGATTGTCAACCATGATGTCCATTACCTTTTGAACATACTGGCTCACGTCCTGCTTGCCAACTACATTGTTGATTGCTCCCAGTATTCTCTTGGTTTCATACTTGCTCAAATCATCGAGCAGGTTATTATCCATGAGGACACGGGCGAGGTCGGCAACGCTCTTGACGGTCGTAATGTCATACTCGCGCTGACGTGCCATTGCCTGACGCAGGTGGTTGAGGTTGCCGTCGATAGCACGCATGGCATCGCGCTTCGCCTGCAAGTTGCCTGCGTTAGCCTGCATCGCCTCGGCTTTCATCTTGGTAATGGTTTCTTCCAGTCCCAGGCCGGGGTCACGGAATCGGGTCATTTCGTCAGCGTCATAGCCGGTCCGTCTGCGCATTACAGCGTCCTCTGCATCGGCAAAGACACCTTTCTTGCGCAGGTTCTTCCATGACTTGTAGAGAATGTAGGAAAGGTCTTTATCGTTGAGACGTATGCTCTTGGCGATTTTCAGACCTTGCAGGAACTTGTCAAGGAAAGCCTGCACTTTCGCTTTGATTTTGCCCCAAAGCGTCAGTTCGTCACGGCTCATCTTCTCAAAGCCCTCGCTTCCGATTCGGCCGCCGAGGTCTGACATATATTCCTCGGTGGCTTCCTTGCGGAAATCCTCGCGCTTCTTCTCGGCTTCCACACGCGCCTCTGCCATGTCGGTGTAGTAGTTGGCGTTCACATCTTCCCCGGCACGCTCATGGGACTGTGCCTTGCGAGTGCGCAGGCGGTCGGCTTCCTCGCTCACCATTCTGTCGGTCATCTTGTCAATGACTTTGCGGATGGGGTTTGAAGCGTGGTCGTAAATCTCGCCGAGGAATTCATCGAAGCGTTCCTCACCAACGAGCGCACGCAGACCCTTGTGTCCTGCAACCTCATGGACAAACGTATTGTCCACATCGGCTACATTGACGTTGTTGGGCAGGACGATGACAACTTCATCATCCTTTGCGCTCCACCAGCCTTTGGCACGCCTCTCTCTGCGAGTAGGGAGTGCATCGGCCTCTTCCTGTGTCCTTACAATGCGGACTGGGGTGTTGGCTCTTGCCGATAGGTCAGCGACACGCGCTTCTTTGGCTTCGGTCGATGATTCGTAAGCGTCAAGGTAGGCGCGAGCCTTTTCAAGACCTGCGTCCCATTCGCCTGCGTTCACTCGATCGCGCAGCTCATTGAGCATGGGTATGTCGGCTTCTGCTACGCTTCCGCTGATGTCACCGAACTTTGCGCCACGCTTGGCGAGTTCGGCACGGAGCATCGGGGGAACGGCATTTATGGGGAACGTAATCTTTTGGTCGCCCACGCGCTCCATGATGAGGTCTGCAACCTCGCTCCACGGAACAATGCGCCCCGGCTTGAAATAGCGCGACAGCATGGTCTGAACCTTTGTGTCATCGCTCAACTGACCATTGACGCTTCCGCTGTGCCAGTCCATAAGACCTACGGAATCCTTTGCGCCCTCGGCCTGATAGCCGCTCGTTTCCTCGCTTTCGGGGTAGTAACCCTCTACAACAAGAAGTTCGGGGCGGTCGTAGGCGGCTGTGAACTGGTCGTTGAGCGGAGAGGTACGGATATGGAAATATGGATTGTATGCCACATCCCCGGTGGTGCGTCCGTTGCCCTGCACAAGGTCGGCTTTGCCATTCTCCTTGCGCATACCCTCTTCGCTCTGCTCCCAACTGCTGAATATCATCGGCGCACGCCATTCACCGTTCTGCTTGGCGGTCATAGGTGGCAATACGCCCATGTTAGCCCACTGCGAATAGCGGTAGCCTTTCTTCAACGGCTGTGCGTCAAGGAAGTCAAGCAGCTCGCGCTCGGCGACAAGGCGGTACTTGTTGCCGTCCCCGGTGGTCGGTGTGTCCGTGCTGTCCTCATCGGTCAGAGTGATGTCCGAAGCGGTTTCTACCGACTTGTCAAGTTCGGCATACTTGGCTTCTTTCTCTGCCAATTCTTTCTTCATGGCTTCCTCATACTTGGCAAGACGCTCTTTCGCTTCTGCCAGTTCCTTCTTATATGGGAACTCACGGCCGTTGCGCTGTTCAAGTTGAGTGCGTTCCTCGGTGTAATGGGCGAGTTGCTGTTGACCCCTGCTAAGGAGTTCACGGCTCTCTCTGCCTGTCACAATGTCCTCGGATATTTTCTGCATGATGTTCTTTAGGCGGTTGCCCTTGATGGCTTGGTCTTTGATGCCGAGTTCCTCGCAGGAGTATGTCACGTTGCGCTCCGGCTCAAACGTCAGAGTGCCTTGCCCCTTGCTGTCAACGGTTCGGCTGACGGTCGTTGTGACCTCGAATTTCAAGCCGTCAACATCAACCACAAGTTTACTGGTGTAGTTGTCAGCACCCTCACGGACATTCTCGGCCGCCTCGTTCATCTTGGCGTTCTGCTCTTTGAAGAAATCCTCCATAGCGGCTACGCTATCGAATGTGAGTTTGCCGATGGTTATCTTCTTGATAGTGCCGTCGGGGAAGTGTGAGCCGATTATTTCAAGGTTCTTGGTTTCAATCTCGATACGGCGTTCAGCACCTTTGATGAAGCCCTCAACCTTTGGCAACTGGTTGTGAACATAAATCTGATCGAGGTCGTGACCTTTCTGCTTGGCAGTAAGATTACGCACCTCGCGCTCGGCTTGATTCTTCAGTATGGCATACTCACTGCCCGAAAGCTGCGCGGTCATGTCGCCGAAAGAATCTTCTTCCTCTTCCAGTACGCGGTTCTCCATTGAGTTCTGCATCATCTTTGAGCCGTTCATGATTGAATCGGCTATCGCGCCTTTGGTTTTAAGACGCTGATATGCGGTAACGTCAAGGCTGTCCTCAACACCGAAGCGGATAATGCGGACGGGTATGCCCATATCCTTGTGCAGGTTGCCCTGTCGCAGGGCGCGTCCGTTGCGCTGTGTGTAGTCCATCGGTCGGTTGGGCGCGTCCACATGGATGAGGGTGTGCAGGCGTTCCTGTATGTTCACGCCAGTACCGAGAGTAAAGGTTGAACCCATGATGACACGGATTTCACCTGCGTTGACTTTCTCGAAGATGTCCAGTTTCCTCTTGACAGTCATGCCCGGCTTGATGACAACTATCTGCTCGGCAGGAACGCCCTCGGCTATGAGTTTCTTGCGAATATCCTCATAGAGGTTGAATCCGCTCTGCTTATTCTGATAGTTGTCGGAGAAGATTGCGACTGTGCCTTTGTATTTCTCGCTGTCGCGGAGTGAGCGCAAGGTTTCGCGCACGGTCGCATTGGTCTTGCTGTTGGGGTCATCCTCGGCGTTGGGAACGACAAGGCGCACGTCAACGGCGGCTGCCTTTGCAATGCCGTACATCGTGAGCGGAATATGGCTGTTCTCTTTCTTTTCCTTGCCAGTCATCTTGTCGTAGCGGTCAAGTTCTGCCTTGACGTACTTCATGACACTGCGCAGGGCGCGGGTCTGCGGCAGGTAGATGTCCTGCGGCTTACCGCCTTCCATGTCGGGAATCTTGTCGCTTACACCGCCTGCCTCGCGTGTGAGAACAGTATCGGCGACACTGCTCCATATACGCACGAGTTCGGGCAGGTTCACATATCCTGCGAAGCGGTTGTTCTCTTTGAACTTGCCATTGGTCGAGAACTCTACCATCTGCGCGATGTTGCCGAAGTTGCGGACAAAATCGTCAAAGTAGTAGATGCCGTAGGATTTCATCGTGTCAACTGGCATGAGATAGCGCATGAACGTCCATATCTCGGCGGCTGTGTTGGAGATAGGCGTACCGGTGGCGAACACTACATTGCGTCCGTTGTTGCGCTCCATGACGGCTTGTGCCTTAAGGAACACGCCCTGCGACTTCTTGCTGTATGAGGGGTCAACGCCCTTTACTCCGCGTTGCATGGCGGTGGCGAAACCGAGGTGCTTGTATTCGTGGGCCTCGTCCACAAGGATTGCGTCAATGCCCATATCGTCAAAGTTCTCTACATCGTCCACCTCGCGGTCAAGCATTTCCAATGCACGAACCTCGGCATTCTGACGAGTGGTGGCCTCGCGCTTCTCATCGCGTTTCTTCTTCTTGACCTGCATTGTTTCGGTCAGTTCGGCAAGACGCGCTTCCTGCTCTGCAAGTTCCCTTTCGGCTTGGCGAACAATCATACTGCGTCCGTCTGAATCAGCATCGCGCATGGCTTCAAGAACTTTCATCTTCTCTTCGATGATGTCCTTGATGTATGCCATTTCACGTTCCTCGCTGTCGGGGATGCGCTCAAATACGGACTGGGGAACGACAATCATATCCCAGTCGTTGTACTTGATTTTGGCATAGAAATTCTTGCGGCCCTCGGCTGTGCGGTCGGCTTCCTCAATTGTCAGCACCTTTGCATTGGGATAGATTTCCTTTGCACTCTCCACAAACTGACCGACTGTCGCATTCTGAACGACAATCATAGGCTTGCGTGCTGTGCCGAGTCTGCGCATTTCCATCGCCGTAGTAATGAGTGTATAGGTCTTACCAGTACCTACCTCATGCGCAAGCAGGATAGGTTCGGTCGTTCCTCTTACCACGGCTCTGCCTTGATGAGGACGCAGGGCAAAGGGATGTCCGTGCAGCTCGCTGACTTGACCGCCGAAGTGCTGGGGAACGAACTCGTCCGGGATAGACATAGGCACATAGTTGTTGAACTGGTCGTTGTAGGTCTGCTCGATGCGTGCCGACATTGCAGGGTCAGCCTGCATATGCTCACGCGCCCAGTCCTTGAACTCTGCTCGTATCTCGTCAACTTTGGTGCCGCACTCGGCGGTGGCCGCCTTGTCGGTTATCGTTTCGGTTGAGCCGTCATAGTGCTTCTCGGTCTTGCTGACGGTTATCTGTCTGTTGGTGATGGCGGCTTCAATGAGTTCGTGACCCATGATAGTCTTGTCACACATCTTGCTGACAACAGCCATAGCGCGGTTCTTCTCGTTGAATGTACTCCACGGAGTTTTCATGAACCATGTGCCGCCTGCGTTGGTGAGAGTGACGCGCAGACCAGTCTTTTCAAACACGAAGTCCTCATATAGTTTCGGCTCGATCCACGATGAACCCAATGAGAATTCAATGAGGTGCGCAGGTATGGTCATCGGCATTACTCCCTCAAGAGCCTTGATATTCGCGTCATACCTGCCGTCTGCATTGTTCTCCTGCGCGATGTGCAGCTTTTCGCGCACATTGCCCGAAAGGTATTTGTAAGATACCTCCATAGTGCCTGTTGACGGATTCTCAAAGCCGAGTCCGCTTGACACGATTTCGCGCTTCACCTCCTCGGTCGGTTTGCCGAGGGCCTGGCCGATATACTCAACATCAACACCGCCACTCTTGTAGAGGCTTGCGAGGATAGCGTCTTTGATGGTAGTAGGCTGTGGCTCTTTCTCGGTGTCAATAACTCGGCGGCTGAAAATGTCAGTCTTACCGACCTTGACAACCTTGTTGCCTTTCTTATCGCCTTTCTCGGAATATGTTTCCAGTGCGAGGATGCTTGAGAAGTCAACATCGTTGCGCAGGAATGATATTGCGGTGTTCTTGTGCAGGTTGCCGTAGGTGCGTGTGAATGTGTCAAAGGCGCGGTTCAACTCTTTCAGAAGAGGTGCAAGTCCCTCGTCACCCTCATTGCTCGACTGGTATTCAAGCACATCAGACAACGCTTTCTTGATAGCCGAATATGCTTTGAAGCACTCCGCTTTTGTGTGACCTTTGACCTTGTTTTTGTTCAGTCCGAGAGGAACAGCCTCGCCCATTCGTGCCATGCAAAGTTCGCCCTGCGAGTTCAGGACCATGCTTCCCTCCTTGACACCCTCTCCGAGTTGCTCATTGATTCGTGTTATCTCATCTTCGACTTTCGGCGCGGCTGTGGCTTCCTCTTCCATGTCAGCGAAACTGCCTGCCCATTCGACCAACATCTTCGACTGCTCCTTTTCCTTGACTGGGAAGAGGGCGCGACTGGTCGGGAAGCGTGTTTCCCCACGTTCAAAGTTGAACATCATCTCGCCTGCCATATTCTCCGGGTGTTCCGCAAAATACTTGTTGTACATCATGCTGTACTGCTTGATGACGGGAATTTCCTGACCTTTGACCTTGCGAGTGTCGCCAGTATCGTAGTCAGCCACGCGCACGCCTATTGCATCCGTCACGTCTATGGCATTGGGTGAGGGTTTGCCATTGACGCGCTTGCGTACAACGATGATGTCCGAGGTTGCCCCGGTGCCTCCGAATGTCTTGTTGTGCATACGGAAAGCACCTACAACGTCAGCATTACCCTCGCCGATAATCCAAAGGCGAAGTTCCTTTGAGTTGTCCATCGTACCGCTTGACGTGATAAATATGCCGATACCGCCCTCACGGAGTTTGCGGATATTCTTCGCAATGCAGAAATCGTGGATGTCATGGAATTTCTTGGAGAGGTCTTTGTCGCCTGTCTCGTCAAACACTTTCGCGCCAGTGATGAAAGGCACGTTGGTAATGGCGAGGTCAACGGTGCCGTTCTGCACTCGCGTTTTCTCAAAGCCTTGTATCTCCACTTTGGCATCCGGGTAGAGCAACGAGAGGATTCCGCCAGTGGTGCGGTCAATCTCAACGGCATGGATTGAGCTGCGCTCACTCATGTCGGTAGGCATAAGTCCGATGATGTTGCCGATACCTGCTGACCCCTCAAGCACATTGCCGCCCTTGAAGCCCATAGCGCGTGCAACATCCCACATGGTGTCTATGACCTCGGCTGGAGTGTAATATGCGGAACGGCGACTGTCAACAGCGTCTTGATAGCCGTCCTCGCCCAGTAGTTCTTTCAGACGTTTGGCAATCGGGTTCGGAGTGTAGCCCTGCTCGTTGAAAGCCTTACCCAGTCCACCCCAACCGCTGAACTTACGGAGTACGGCCATCTGTTCGGGTGTGGCGGTTTCGCCTGCGTCAAGCAGTCGCTTGGCAAGTTCTATCGCTTCCATGTTAGCCTTGATGCGTGCGTCCTCGCCTTTGGGGGCATAGTCAACACCGCGCTCGGCATGGTTGTTACGGACATTCTTCCGCTCCGATTCGGGGACCGGCTCAATTACTGGTTGGCTCTTAGGCTTTCGAGGTACGCCTGCGCCTCGCTCTCCGTCAGACATAGGATTGACGCTACTACGTCCACCCATTCCTCGTCGGTCAGTTCCTTTAACTTCATTCCGTTGGCTCTCTCCCAACGGTTCATGCGATTGAGGTTCGTGTCCTCTTTCTCGCTCGGCAGTGCCGGGCGAGGTTGTACGTCAGTTTTCTTTTCATTGCTTATGGGTTCATCGAACAAACCGCCGAAGAGGTCTGCGACAGGCTGTTCGGGTTTGACTTCGGTACGTTTCTTGGCAGGCTTCTTACCGCCTTTCAGTACGCTGACGGCATTGTCGGTCGCGGCTTTGCTCATCCATTGCTTTTCAAGGCGCGGAAGAATCTCGTCATGGAAGAATCTGTCAGCCTCTTTCTCGGTGCTGAAGATTTTATCAGCCACAAGACGCTGTGTGATTTGCCTGCGGACATAAGGCAGACGGATGTTGATAGCCTCGGACTTGCCCTCACTCCATGTGTCGGCAAGTTCTTCCTTGCGAGAGCCAAACTTCTTCATGTAGATGTCGAAGATTTCCGAAACCATTTTGTCTTGCATGACCTCATCGGCTACGGCATTAGCGCGTTCTGCGCGTGCCTGCTTATCCTCGGCAGTCTTACGGACGACACGCTGTGCCTCTCCGAATATGCCGTCAGCAGGCTTGATGCGTGACCAGTCGCCGATTTCCATCATCATGCCCATTCCCATAGAATCGAATATGGGGCTTCCGTCTTTCTCAAAATCTACAATCGTCTGCTTTTCCCACTTGTCGTTGCCGTAACGGTCCCACAAGACTTCATCGCCAATCTTGTAGCCATTGTGGGTTCCCTCTGCTTGGGCAGGGGTCGAGGGTTTGTCCTCGGCGGTCGGTGCGCCTGCATGGGCAATCTCATCGGGAGAGATTTTGATTGTATCCGGCTCACCTTTCACACCAACGATGTAGTCAGTCAGTCGGGACGGCTCTCCAATGTTCTGCTCATGGTTAGCCGATATGACAACAGCCTCGCGTCCGTCTTTCAAAGTGACGGTGCCGTGATAGGCTTCTTTCTGCGGTTCTGCCTTTGCAGGCTCTTCGGCAGAAGTTGAGGACGGCAGGTATTCCTTCGCCTCGCGCTGAATGCCATTGAGCAGGTCGGCATAGGTCACGTTGGCATCTGCCCAACAGTTACGCCCCATGCGGTCGAACGACACATGACCTTTCTCATCGGGCCATTCAACGCGGTACATGATGCGAGTGGTTTGCAGGTTATCTCCGCTGTATGTCACATCGCCCGGCGTTACTGACGGGTCAAGACCGATAGTAATGTAGAGTTCGCGGCCCTCATTGAGGGGCAGGCGTATGGATATGTCACCACCTGCGGGCGCGATATTCGCGGTAACGGCGTTCTTTCTCTTGCCACGGTTGGCGGTTGTAGAGCCAGTAACCTTATCAAGTCCCAGGCCGAGGTCGTTCACAAGTTGTTTGGCGAGATCAACTGCATCCTTGACGGCTTTCTTCTCGGCATTGCGCATATAGCCGTATGCCTCGTTGAAATCCTTGTCAACCTCTTCGGCCTCATAATAGCCGAGAAGTGCCAACTGGTCGTTGACCTCTTCAAGGGTGTCATCTACTCGTTTGAGGTCGCGGAGGATGCGCTTGCGTCCTGCTTCTCCAGTTCCTGCGCTTTGCGCTGTAACTTCTGCTTCGCCTGCAACAGCCTCTGCTTTTTCTGCAAGAGCAGCTGTATCTGCTTCTGTCTGCTTGTCATTTTCTCTTCGGTTTTTGTTTCGGGTTTCGGTAAGTTCTTTCTGCGCCTGCGCGGATGCTGCCCCGGCTTTGCGCTCTTCCACAATCATAGCGGCCTGCGCGATTGGGTCTGCCTGCTTCTTGTCGAAGTTCTGCACGTCAAACGTGGCAACCTGCTCGGTCGGGGTAAAGGTGTATTTGTCGTAGCCGGGTGTCCAGCGTGCGCCCTCATAGAACGATTTGAGCCACGGACGTATCTTGTCGCCCAACAATCCCACCATCTTGGTGGCATAGTCGGGGAATGCCGTAGTACCTCGCTCGATAAGGCCCATAGCAAGACGGATGCCTGCGGACTGGATGCGCTGACGCTCCTGCGCTGTCAGTTCGCCGGGGTCGCGGAACTTGATGTTGGTGTCGCCCTCGTCATCGCCGATGCCCAACAGGTCGCGCAGCTCGTCAGCCAACGACTTCATTTCGTCATCGCTGATTTCGTGCTGTTGCTCCGGCTCTGCCTTGACTGGCTCGGCATGGTCGCTCAACTTGGTTTCGCCTTTGGTCGACAGGTCGGTCATCACATCTTCAAGACTGACGCGGTTGATAGGTGCTTTCTTCGGCTTCCGTGCAGGCTTCTTCTCCGCAGAAGCCGCAGGAGCGACAGCCTCACGGAGTTCATCGGCAGTCATGGGCTGTGCGTCCGCAACCGCTTCCTCGTTGCCAATCATCTCGGCGAGTTGGCGTGCAGCTTCCTCACTGCGCATCATGTAACCGCCCTGCTTGCGGTCATACCAACCGCGAGAGGTTTTCTTACCCTCGGTGAGAGGCTCACGCGCGAATGTGTCAAGAGCCGCCTTTTCCTCGGCGGTCAGTTCGCGGTTGAACTTGACAAGGTGAACATCGCTCGTCTTGCCTTTCTTGTTGGTGTAGGTTGTCGGCGTAATGGTGTACGGTTTAGAACTTTCCGCACTCTCCGTTTGTTTATCTGCTGACAAAGTATTAACTTTGCGGTCAGAAGGCGAGTCGAGCGTAGGGCCGGAAAGGGCACCGGCCTCCTCCGAAGATTCGGAGGGCAGTATGAGGGATTGCCCGTCCTCACGCTCTTTCCCCTTAACAATATTGTCGGACGTAGGAACAAGGTCCGGTCCCTCCGATTCACTCGGAGCCTCGGTTAAGTACCTTTCAGAACTGGGGGACAAACTTTCAGAGAGATGTAGAATTTTACCATTCTGCATCTCTTTCTTTATTGCTTTACCCTCGGCTTCATGACTGCTTATTGATACCTCCATGCCGTCACGCTGAACGGTTACAGATTCAAAATGCACAAGACGGCTTCCATCGGGTTTGATGAACGTCTTTACAAACAGATATTTGCTGTCTCGCTCTGCACCTTCAGCAGGTGCGTTTTTCTCAATGATGACATCGGGAGTGTTGAGTGTGGGATGTATCATGCTGAAATACTCTGTCCTTTTCAGTGAGTAGAGTTTCAGCAACTGGTTAGCACCCATCTTGACAATGCCGATAGGAGTTTCAACAGTGCCGTCCTCTCCGAACTGAGCAATCCAGTTTTCGGGAGTGAGTTCAATTGAGGGGGCAACCTCAGCGGCAGCTTTCATTCGTGCAATCAACTCTGTTGCTTCCTGCTCGGTGAGTGAACGCCCAATCATGCCATTGCCCTCAATAGGCTTTACGCTCTTGTACTCGGCAAAGGGCTTGGTCTTGCGTCTGCTCGACTGAATCCACTTCTTGAACTCGTCCTTGCTGACGTGAGTAATCGCACCGAGGCCGGTCCAACCCGGCTCATAGTTGGAGAGGTACGCGTCACGCGCGGCCTGCTCCGTGGGGAAGCCGTACATAACCTTATGCTCGTCAAACGAGCCGTCCTCGTTCACTTGGTCAACGACAAACACATCGCCCTCTTCGGGAGTGTCGGAAAGGAACACGTCAATGTGGTCGCCGTCCACGCCCTCAGTTCCACGGATATATCCGTAGTCGTTCTGCATGGTGGTTTCCCACGGCTTGCCGTCCACTCCAGTACCACGGCGCACACTGCCTTTGGCATTCTCTATGCTGATGTTGTAGCCGTCAACACGGCGGTGTTCCATCTTATAGTTGCCTGCGGCTTTCTGCGCCTCGGTCGGTTCTGCCTGCTGTGCCTGCATACCGCCGTCAATGTAGTCGGCAATCTCCTTGAAGTCGCCGAAGTCGCGGCCGTCAAAGGTCAACTGACTGCCAGTATATGAGCCGTTTTTGTCGGGAGCGTCCGTTTGGATGACCTCATGCTTGCCGTCAACGTAGAGTTTACGTTTGTAGATGGGCTTGTCGGGCGCGGGGCCTTCCTCTTCCCATTCTTCGCCAACGCTGATTCGTGCGCGGAGTGCGGCTTCTTCGGGGGTGTCCTCGTAGGGGTCGTTGCGGTCTTTGCCGAGTGGCTCTAACTCTGTGTCGCCTGCGACTGGCTGTTGAGGCTCTGCACGGCGTTCATCATCATGCGAAGTTTGTTCACTTGCCTCGCTTCGTTCACGCTGTTCTGCGTCTGCTTCGGCTCTGCGCTTGCGCTCCGCAATGGCAGCGTCCACGAGTGCTTGCTGTTCTTTTGGGGTTGCATTTCTGAAATGTTCGATTACGGTTGTGAGTATTTCTTCTTTGGTCGGGATCGAGCCGGAGAACATATCCATCTGACCGCCCGAAGCCTGCGAAGCCTCGTTGTTGTAGGTAGTCAGAATCTTGCGGAGGTCGCTCGGACGTCCACTGTTGAGTATGTCGGCAAGCAGGAGAGCGGTAGCGTCTGTTACACGGCTGTCGCCGAACTCGTCATCAAACAAGCCCTGCATACGTCCGAAAGGCGACACTGGCATTCCATTGGTGTAAACGTCAGGCATCGCAGTCTTGGCACGGGCGACAAGGTCAACGGCTTTTGAAAGTTCATCGCTGATGTCGTAGCCGTTTCGGGCGAGTGCGCGGTTGTTGGCAATCTCGCTTAATCCCATGACGATAGACTGGCGCAGGGTCGGAACGGAGATAATCTGACGCACGGCATCGGGCGAGGCTTGGAAAACCTTGCCGATAAGAGTGTTCTCGATAAGTTCCTTTCCTGTGGCCGACAACGCCGTGCCTGTCCGCAGTTCGGGCATCTGCATATCGTTGATGACTCCTGCCTGCATGAGTGCGCCAAGTGCCTGCGCTACGGCTTTCTCGTCTGCATAGTAATCCGAAAGGCGGTCGTAACGGCTGATGTCGTTGACAATAACGTTGAACACATTGTCGGGGACAATCTTGCCGAGTTTCACGGCGGCTTCGGGCTTGCCCTGCGATTTCTTCTCCTGCGCGTTGAACCGAGCAAAGGTTGTGGCATCGTAGGGAAGAGCCTCGTCCGGCACGAACACCACGCGCGGATTCTTCATGCCGGTGACCTGCTCCGGAGTAAAGCCGTACTTCCTATGACCGAACTGGGCGAGATAGTCAACGTATGCCTTGTCAGTGCCTCTGCGTGCGGCGAGGTCGCCCGACATGGTGCGGTTGTTGCCCGAAAGCACAACGCCGTCCTTGCTGACGATTACGGGGTCTTGCAGGGCGCGGTTGTCATAACTGCTTGCCATGCCCTCGACTTTCTGCTGTGCGTCCTTGTCGCGGAAATAGTCGCGGTCGTTAACGCTCTGGCCGTTCTCGTCAATCGGGAAGCCCTCTGTCGGCACATAGCCGTTGTTCGCGTCATGACTGGGCGAGGCGGCTCCTGCCTCGGTAAGGACATAGCGGCCTGATATGGTAGAGCCGTCGGGAAGCGTCAGCGCGTCCTCGTTGCCCTCTACTTTGGGAGCTGCGTCCCATTTGTCCTTAATCTTGGGATTGACGGCATGAACGCCTATGCGCTCCTGCTCGGCCTGCTTCTCTGCCTTGATGCGCTGTTCCTCTTCAAATAGGGCGACAGCCTCATCGTGGGCGATTGCATCACGCTGTCGGCGTTCCTCTTCCTGCTGACGGCGCAGCTCTGCTTTGCGCGTGTTGTGGACGGCGACAATGCCGTTCCATGCGTCAATGCGTGCCTGCGCCTCGGCAATCTGCTGATTGTACTGGGCGAGGTCGCTCTGATACTGCTCGGCCGCCTTGCGCTTGGCTTCTGCCATAGCCATAGGCGAACCTTTCAGTTTGGGAGCCTTCATTGTCGGGGGCTTCTTATTGAGTGCTTCGAGGTCGGCGGTCGCCTGCTGAACCTGCGCCAAAGCGATTTCAACAGCATCATCCTCACCGCCGACAGCCTCAACCAGTCCATCCCAGGCCGTTTCCTTATCCACGGCTTCAAAACTCGGCTCTCCTTTCTCATTGAGAGGGATGCGCGAGAGTGCGGTCTGCTGTCCATTTTCTGCACTTGGAACCGTTTCGGGCATTTCGGGAACGCTCTGCGCTTCCATCGTCCTGTTCTGTTGCTCGTATTCGTAAGCCTCAAGCATACCACGGCCGAAGTCTGTCAGTCGGTCTGCATCATTGCGGAGGTTTTCAATCTCGGCATTGAGTTTGACATCATCGAAATTCTTTGCATCGTTTAGTCCGCTTTCATAGCCTCGGTCGTATGCCTCGGTATCGGCGGTCGCAGGTGTTTCCGCTTCGGCAGGCTGGGCGAATGGGTCTGCTTCGTCCGGCTGTGGCTCTTCACCCTCGGCAGATTCTTCGGGGGCAAGGGCATTGTCGCCAAAGATATTCATCTGCTCCTGCTCGATCACCGACAAAGCGGTGTCCAGTTCGTCCTGCGGATTGACAGCCTCGGACACTTTGAAGATTTGGTCGGGGGATGTAAACTGATATTCCCCAGTCTGCGCATCCATGACAACGACCCTCTCCGAAGAGTTGTGAACGTCAACGGCAGAGCCATCGGGGAACATGACTACATCACCCTTGACGATATAGACTGGTCGGTCATCCACTTTCATGGTGGCAGGGATAATCACGCCGTTGTCCTTGTGGGTGCGCTTGGCAACGCTTTCCTCAACCTCGGCACGCTTGCGGTCGGCTACCTCGTTGGAAGCGTCCATAACGCCGTCAAGAGCCGCCTTTGCATTGATGTAGTAGAGGACAGCATCTTTCTGCTCAACGGTCAGTTCGGGGTCATCGACCAACACCCACGGATTTTCATTGACATGGAACATATAGTATTCGGCTTCCGAACCGAAAGCGTCCTCAACCGCTTGGTATGCTTCCTGCATACGCAGGGCGATAGCGTCCACGTCAGCCTGCACGGTCGGGTCGCCCTCTTCAAAGCGTCCGAACAACTCACGACCCTGTTCATACTGGCTCTGAGCCTCTGCCTGCTCTGCGGTAGGCTCGGAGGCCTGCTGACGTGCCTCTTCGGGGAAGAGCCGTTCAAGATACGTTTCGACGGCATCCTGCTCCGCTTTGGTGCGCTTGCTCGGCATCTTCCGCAGGACTGCATCTACATCAATGCCAGTTTCCTCTTTCAGAGCCTCGCGGATTGCTTCGGGGCGATAGCGGTCTGCAATGTCGCGGTTGCGCTCAATAGCGTCATCAAGGAACTCAACCAACTGCTTCTGCAATTCGGTCACGTCCTTGTTGCCTGCCTTGACAGCGCGGTAGATTCTCTTGATGGTTGCAGGGTCGGCACCGGGCGACACCTCGCTGATAGCGGCATCAAGCACCATGTCATCGGCAACGGCTTCCTTGTACCGTTCACCAACGTCCACCGAGTTGAGCTCTGCCTGACGCATGATATTGTCGGTTTCCTGCTTGGCTTCCTGCTCGTTCTTAAATGTGCGACTGGTAACGACCTCGCCATTGGCGGCTATGGAGTTGACGGTTACACGTCCGTCAGCGTCCGTGTTGGTGGTGTAGCCAGTAACGGAAGCCATCGGAAGTCTGCGCCCTGTAAGAATATAGTAGGCTTTTGCGCGTGCGGACTGGCTGACTCTTCCGTCCTGCATGAGTTCTTCCATTGAGGAATAGCCGTCAAAATCGGGGTTGCGGCTGATTGTTTCAGCCTCAACGCGCTCGGCTCTCAACTCGATTGCGCCCTCGGCAGGGTCAATGTCGGGTCGCTGAACACCCTGCACTCGGTCACGGCTGAACAGGTCGGCAAGTTCGCCATAGCCTGCTCTGCGCAGCTCTTCGCGCTCATCGGCGGTGAATGACAAATCGCTCGGGCTTGCATCCATATTCCTGCGCAGACGTTCCTCGAAGTCCATGCGGTTGTGGTTGCGCTCTGCCTGCGTGAGCGGTCGGCCGTCAACCGGCTTGACTGGGCGCAGACTGGCGATAACTCGCGGTGCGCTCTTGAGTCCGTGCTGTGCCTTGAAGCCTAACATCATCGCCATGTTGTCAGTCCACACGTCCATTGCATCGGCATCGCCGTTTATCCATTCGGGAACAGAGAATATTGTACCCTCGGCAAGGGTCGATACTGCAACCTCGCCGAGGCGCACGCCTGCCTTGCCTGCTGTGGAGGTGGTTGCCTTGACAGTTTTGTCAGCGACATTGCCGATGACTGGCGACAATGTGCCAGTCACGCTACCGAGTATGAGGCCATGACCGCCTGCGCTCAACACCGCTCCGGCTGAATAGCCCTCGTTCTCTCCAGTTTCGGGGTTGATGTGACCGCCGTGCAGGAACTGGCTCTCACCCTCTTTCAGCATTTCGTATGTGGCGAAGTTGCCACCGCCTGCGGCCGCCCCGGTGATGATACGACCGGTGAGCGAGGACGAGAAGAGGCGTGAGCCTACCTGCGTACTCATTGACGTGGCGGCTCTGCCTGCTACGATACGACCGCCGATGTTGATTGCTCCTTTGCCTGCAAGTGAGCCGACACCGCCCGACACCCATGTCACGGGGTCAACCGCCATACCGATAACGGTGCCTGCAATCTGTGCCACGCGGTGATTCTTGCCATACTCGCCCATAGCGGCCTCGTAAGCTGCAAGGTCGCCACTCGTTCCTGCTTGGCTTCGGGCAAGACCTTTGCTGATCGAGTTAATCACGTTCATGTCGGCGACAGTACGACCGAAGTATTCCAGTGTACTTTTTGGCGTGTTCTGCTGAACGGCATACTGATATACGGCATTGTCGGTTAACTGGCGTGCCATCTGCGATGCGGTTGCCTGCAATTCCTCTTCGGGAGCGTCCGAGTATTGCTGACGCAGGCGGTTGTAGCAGTTGGCAGTCACCTTTGAGCCTGCACGCGCCCACGCATTGTCCATCATCTTCTGGAGGTCAAAGCGTGTCATGTGTGAAATATTGTCGGCGTGGCGGTTCATGGACGTTGTAACGATACGCATTTCACGTCCACCGCCCATAGCGGCATAATTGCTCCATTCGCGGTCGGCATTGCGCTCTTTGTCTGCCTTGTGCGCGGCCTCGGCTTCCTGCCAAAGTTCCGCCACGGCATCATAGGCAGGGGCCTGTGCGTCATACTGCGCCTGCACCTCCACATCTTCGGGCTTGGCAGGGTCAAGTCCGTTCTGCTTCATGCGGTTCTCAAACTGGTGACGCAACCTATTTTTACGAGCGGTATCCTCGGCGCGGTCGGCCGCGAACTGGCTTGTTGTCAGACTGCCATCGGGCATGAGCCACTGGGTTACTGGCTTGCCGTCAACATACTCCACACCATAAGGCTGTGGCGAACCGCCGTCATAAATTTGACTGGATGGAACGTTAAGCCCCGGTCCTGCGGTTGTCTTAGTCCCTGCGAGTTGTGCTTGGAACTTCTTGGCGGCCCTCTTTTTCCTGCCTTCGGGTGTGAACGGCTCGGTCATGTGCTGAACCTGCGCGATACGCGCCTTTGACTTCTGATTGAAGTCGTTGAGCATGGTGTGAATCTGATACGACATCCGTATCTTATCCTGTTCGGTGGGTTGCCATGCAGGTTGCTTTGGCTGTTGAGGAGCGGGCGCAGGTGCTGACCGGGTCGGGGCTTGCGCTGTAGGTGCAGGCGTGGAAGCCGGGGCATGAGCCGCCGGGGTTGCCTGCTGACGAGGCGCGGAGGCAGGCGCAGGGGCAGGTTGAGCCGTCTGCGGAGCATACATACTGTTGAAATCTGCCATGCTCCCCATGTTCAGACCCATGCCCTTGGCTTTCTCATAGTACCACTGGCGGTCTGCTTCGTTGGCAAGAGAGGATGTGAACTCCTGCTCCGTGCCAACATTGTAGCCTTTGGCTTTCAATTTGCCGTATAGCCACTTAATATCATCGCTATTTGTTGCCATATCGAATTATCGTCTGCTTGGTGGAGTGTTGTCGTTGTTTGTTCTACGGCTCGGCGGTGTGTTATCTTCGGGCGCGGGCCGTGCAGGATGACCGCTCTTCTTGGTCTTGGTCGATGTACGCTGTTGTGGCTTGGATTCGGGAGTGCGCCGTGTTTCGGTGTTAGTGGTTTCCGATACGTCCTCTTCCTGCCATGTGCCGTGCTGTTTAGCGTAGGCATCGGCTGCTTCTTTGGTGCGGAACTTATGCTCACGTCCGTTTTCGTCCCATGCAGAGAACTCCGACACGTTGGAGCGGTTATGAGCGGCGGCTGATGCGCGAGAGTTGGCGGCTGATGCGTCCAAACTGCCCTTACGCGCCTTCTCCGTAGCAAGTTTCGCCTGCTGGAGGTCGGGAGCCGCCTCTGCTTCTGCCTGCGCCACGATTGCTTCCTGCTCGGCACGGTCGGCTTTTCCTTTCTGCTCACGCTGTTTGTCGGGTTGCAGAGCTGCAAGCCATCCGTGCGCCTCTGCCTCTCGTTGAGCCTTTTCGCGTGCGAGTTTCTGCCGTTCCTGCTGTGCTTCCAGTTCACGCAGTGTAGCGGCACGCTGATTCTCAAGGTCGCCGAGTTTGAGGGAGAAGTTAAGATACTGGTCGCGCTTCTTTTCGCGTTCGGCTTTGAGTTGATCGAGCCGTTTCCCCACGGCGGTAGTCATGCTCCCTTTCTCATGGTTGTACATATTGGGGGCATACTGGGTCGTAAAGAAAAGGTTGCTCAACGCCGAAATGCCGTCACTTACGGCGGCGATGATGCGTTTCGACTTCTCCCTGCGCTCACGCTTCTTGCGCTGTTCGGGCGTTTCGGGTCGGTTCTCTTCCGAGTCCATCCAGTCTTGAATGGTCTTGATTTGGCGGTCAGTTCCGGCGGTAGCGTCCACACGCTGTCGCTGTTCGGGCGAGAGTGCAGGAGTTTCGTGTTCAGTGTCGGTGGAGGCCGCAGGAGATGATGGATTAGCAACATTGACAACACCACGCTCCACCACCTCACGTGCATTCTTGGGGTTGTCGGGTGCGCCTTGATTGGTTACCTTATCGTACTGTACTGCCTCCAGTCCTGTCGGCTCTTCTTCAGGAGCCGGGGACGCAGGAGAGGCTGGCGGTATTTCCTCGGACGGGGGCTGACTCTGTCTGAAGTCATACGGCTGTGGCCATACTGGGTTTTTATCTTCTGCCATATATAGGGGAAATTAGAAAGCTCCTGCTATGCCTGCACCTGCCTGTGCCACACCCTGCACGGCTGACGAGATAGCCTGCGCCTTCTGTTGTTCAAGATTATTGAGCGCGTCATTAATCTGCGCGTCACGTTGCTGATACGTCTGCTCGATCTGGTCTTTGCGTGCCTCGGCATTGACGGCAATCTGCGAGGTAGCATCGGCGAGAGCCTGATTGTTGGCGGCCTTGGCGGCTGCAACGCTCTCTTCCGTACCGCCCATGACAGCCTGCGCTCCTGCGGCCTGCTGATTGCGGTTGCGGATTGATTCCTCCGTCTTAGTCAGTATGCGTTGAGCGTCCGCACGCTGTGTAGCGTCCTCGTTGTATCGGCGGTTATACCAGTCCTTGTTTGCCTGCTGTTGAGCCTGCAAATTTTTTTTGACTTTCTTCATGGCTTTACTCGCCGAGATACCGCCGAAAATGCTCCCGACAGCCGACAAGCCTGCGCCTACTAAACTTCCAATCATGTTGACTATGTTTCAAAAGTTATAATTCGTGCGCTAATTTACGGCTGTATCTTTGTAGGCAACTTTTAAGTTTTGAGTTATGGCATTAGGTAAGAAAACCGGTGGGCGACAAAAAGGTACGCCCAACAAGAAAAACCCTCTCAAAGGGTATCTTCGCGCTCATAGCCTCGCATACTTTGAGCCGAAGCCACAGACCGAGGCTGACGGCAGTCCTCGCAAGATTGATTTCACCGACAAGGATGGTGTTATACTCAGTACAAGGGTACTGGCTGACGCAGACGGCAACCCGATACAGATGTCGGACTTCGATGTGGACATGATGACACTGGACGCTAACGAGCGTGTCAGCGCGGAACTGCGCCTGCTTGAGTTCCACACGCCGAAGATGAAAGCCGTTGAGGTCGATATGGACGTTCATTCATCCATCACGATAGAGGACAGACTGCGTGACCTCTGCGGAGAAACTGACGAGGACGATGACTGACGCGCCCGACCGTCTATCCAATCTACTTTTAGACACAACCATAGGTTTTTGCTCATAGTGAATAACGTGAAAATTAATAAACTCGAAAGCGACCCGTCCGTGAGGATATGTCGCTTTTTTCTTTCCACCGACACCGCCATTTCAATAACCGAGATAGAACCAAACGAAAACCAAAAGCAAACCAAAGTGTAACCAAACACAAACCAAAACCTAACCAAAATATAACCTATGGTTTCCACCGACACCGCCATTTCAATAACCGAGATAGAACCAAAGGCATACCTTCACGCGCGCGCGTGGGAATATCCTTTATGGAATTCCTCTATGGAATATGGACGTATTATATTAAGTCGAATATAATACTACGGATATAGGATAAAGGAAGAAAAACTTAAATCAAAGTTTTTCTATGGAGTAGGAGTCGGAATATAGTTCGCTTCGCTCCGACGACGCCGACATTAAAAAATTTTTTTGAGAAGATTTTTTCTTTTGGCTGACGCTCCGCAGCCTGCTCCGCAGGAAGAGAAAAAGAAAATAGTTCCGCGCAAAAAGAAAAAGAGAATGCCCGGCTCTGCGATGAAACAAAGTCGGGCGTGAAGCAAAACTTAAAAACAAGGGGGCCGGGCCGCGTGCTATCTTTGCGCCATGTCAAAACCCTTTTCCTTTCGTGCGCTCATAGACCGCCTCGCGGTCAGCGTCCACGTTCTTTATGCGAAACTGCACGGCACACCCAGTCGGGATTGTGTCGGGCAACAGCCCGGCAAGTTTGGTGATGACCGCCTCCACATTGCCGAAACCGATGTCGCTGACCTCGGCAAGAACCTCTCCGCGAAAATAGGCTCTCGCATAGACCATAGCCTTGGGCGAAAGTCTGAACAACTTGTCGGCAGGCTCTTCGACACCTCGCGCCAGTCCCTGCTTGCTCTTCGCCGTGGAGAAAAAGATAAAGTCAATCACTTTGGCGTTCAGTTCCCAGGCCGGGGTGAAATCAATCTTGATGTAACCGCGCGTCACCGTGTGTCCGTGCGAGTGGTTCATGCCAAACGCCACCTCCGCGACACTCGCCCCGCAGTCGTTCTGCGCGACAGTTCCCCATGTGTGACGGAACGTATATACGCAGTACCAGTTCTCCTGCGCTATCCCCATGCTGTTGCACACCTGCTTTATGCCAGTGTTCACGTTCGCACAGAAAGAATCCGAGGACGAGAACCGATTGTGAAAGTTGAACAAGTAGGGGTCGTCAGCCTCGGCGAGATATTTCTCAACTAACGGCTGTATTATCGGCTCGACCCTCATCTCGATGTATGCGTCATCGGTGCGTACCTTGCGCGTTTTGGCACGCTTGTAGCAGATACAGCCGTTTCGGTAGTTCTCCTTGCGCATCTCGTAGATGTCCACCGTGTTCATGCCTGCAAGACACAGCACCATCTTCGCCACATCGCGCCCCAGTTCGGGCAATGGGTCTATCATGCGAGTGGCAGGCAGGGGAGCCGCGAAAAACAGCCTGCACTCTTCGGGACTGATGGCAATCTTCTCCGACCGGTCCGCCTGCGGTATCTTCACCTTGCCCCACGGATTGGTCTTGATTCTGATGATGCCGTTGTCATAGTCGTTGTACTCGCTGACAGCCGCCCGAAACACCTGCCTCATGCAGACTGGGTACATCTCCTTTGCCCTGCGCGTCTGATCGAGCGTGGCAATCCATCGGTTCACCTGCGTTGAGGTCAGCTGCCCGAACATGATTTTGTTCGTCCCGAAGAATCTCTCCATGTGTTGCAGGGCAAGTTTGTAGTTCTTGGAGTTCCGCTCCTGCCCTCGGTCAATCAAGCGGTCGATGTGCTGACGCGCATAGTCGCTGAAGCAGATGTCCTCGTTACCTTTCAGCAGGTAGTCCACCACCTCCGCGACCGTCCACTGGCTGATGTCCTTGCGGTTCAGCCGCTCGTTGAACTCCATAATCCGCTCGGTGCAGTAGTTCAGCACAAAGGGGTCTTTGATTTCCTTGGTCTTGGTCAGTTCCTTTCGGGTAATCATCTTGTCGGTCTTGATGTATCCGTGACGCTTGCGGTGCGTGACCCGGATATAGACCTGCATGAATCCGTCCCTGCGCTCACCGCGCACTGTTGGTTTGAATGTTGCCAT